CTTCGCATCTTCGTAGAAGATCTCGTAGAAGTCGCCCATGCGGTAGAACATCAGCTGGTCCGGGTGCTGGTTTTTCAGCTTCCAGTACTGCTGCATCATCGGGGTGTGTGCGGAGAGATCGGACATTCGGGGCCTTGAAGCGGGATCTGGTGGCTGTTGCGAAACCGCTAATGGTACAGGCTTTTACTGCCCGTTGCAGGCGCCTTGGCTGGGGCAAATATGCGCATCAGCGGTAGAACTGGTTGAGCAGGATCAGCTCGATCACCACCACGACCACGCATACCACGACGAAGCCGCGGGTGAACACGCGCCGCGGGCGTTCGTTGCTGGGCAGGTCCTGCAGGTTGAAGTCAAAGACCAGTGCCAGCAGTATCAGCAGCCACATAAGTAACTGGCCTGGCCAGCGGCGCCGGGGGGTGAAGTCCATGTCGGTGTTCCATTCCCTGTCTGTATGAAGAAGAACCGCGCGGCGACGATACCCACGGCAGGTGACGGCAACAAGCACCGGGCGATTGCATTCCCCCCGGCGCGGATGCATTATGCACGCTATGCAAAAACGCAACGTAGCCTCCGTACTCAAAGCGCTGCTCGACCGCCACGGCCTGTCCCCGACAGAGCTGCACCGGCGCACGGGCGTTCCGCAATCCACGCTGTCGCGCATTCTCAGCGAGAAAATCGTCGACCCGTCCGACAAGCACGTGTCGCGCATTGCCGAGTATTTCGGCATCAGCACCGACCAGTTGCGCGGCCGCGCCGAGCTTGGCGAGTCGCGCGAAGCCGCAGCCACCACGCCCGCCCATTCGGCGCTGAACGACATCAGCCTGTGGGATGATGAAACCCCCGTCGAGGACGACGAGGTGTCCGTACCCTTTCTTCGTGAGGTCGAGTTGGCAGCAGGATCAGGAAGATTCGTCATCGAAGAGAGCGAGCATGCGCGCTTGCGCTTCGGCAAGCGCAGCCTGCGCCACAACGGCGTGCAGTTCGACAACGCCAAGTGCGTGACCGTGCGCGGCAACAGCATGCTGCCGGTGCTGCGCGACGGCGCCACGGTGGGGGTGAACACCGGCAAGTGTACGGTGGGTGACATCATCGACGGCGACCTCTACGCCATCAACCACAACGGCCAGCTGCGGGTGAAGCAGGTGTACCGCCTGCCCACCGGCATTCGCCTGCGCAGCTTCAACCGTGACGAGCACCCCGACGAGGACTACAGCTTCCAGCAGATGCAGGATGAGCAGATCAGCCTGCTCGGCCATGTGTTCTGGTGGGGCATGTACGCCCGCTGACCGCACTTGCGCAAAGGAAACCCGCCCCGGCGGGTTTTTTTTCGTCCTCAGAAAAGCCCTACAAGCCGCGTCATGCATGGACTGCATGCATTTAAGCAAATTCCAACGCATAAAAACTTGAACAAATGCATTGACTGCATATGCATGAATGCATAACCTGTGTCTCAAGCCGGTCAGCAACCGGTTGTTACACAGGCAGCGATGAACAGGCCTCAACTGTTCAGAGGGTTGGCAACTGGCCCGGGTGTGCAGCGTAAAGCACCAGAAGCAGTTATCCGGCGGGCAGGCGGCCGCGGTCGGAGTCACCAATTTGAAGCGCAACCGCACGGCGTCACCAGTCGTGGCCGGCGGTTGGACAACGCATTACTGCAGGGCCTGGCGAACCGGGCCCTTTGGAATGCCACGTTCATTCATATGCATACAACCCACACGCACCGCCGGCATGTCGCCGGCGGGCATCACACAGGAGACAGGACAGTGACGAACGAGCAACAGACGTTGCTGGAAATGCCGCTCTGGCTGGTGATCGTCCTGGCATTGCTGGGCGGTTTGTCTGGCGAGATGTGGCGCGCCGACAAGGCCGGTGCCCGGGGCTGGGCGCTGATCCGGCGGCTGGCGCTGCGCTCCGGGGCCTGCATGGCCTGCGGGGTGTCGACGGTCATGCTGCTGTATGCCACCGGCATGTCGATCTGGAGCGCTGCGGCCTTTGGCTGCCTCACCGCCATGGCCGGCGCCGACGTCGCCATCAACCTTTACGAACGCTGGGCGGCCCGCCGCCTGGGCCTGCGCGAGCCGGCCAGCGGTACTGAGCAATGGAAGGAGGATGCATGAGCCAACTGGCCACGTTACAGGCAACCCTTACCGCGACCATTCGTGAGGCGATGCCGGATTTGGCATCGGTAGACGCTGATTCAGCTGTAGGAAACAACCCCGAATTACCGGCCCTGCGCCACGGCATCGTCAGCATGGTCGCCGACGCCGCGCCCCGGGATGGCCGCTCGGTACTGGCGGTCACCTTCGAGGCTGACATCACCCCCGACAACGTCAGCAGCGATGCACGGCTGCAGGGCAGCGAGCTGGCGGCGCAACTGATGGACCTGTTGCGCCAGCAGCTGTGGGGCCTGGAGTTCGTCGAGGCGACCCGCAACGTGCAGGCGCAGTACCAGGGCGCGCAATGGAAGGTGCGCTGGGAGCAGCCGGTGTTGCTGGGCGAGCCGCGCTGGGAATGGCCGGACCAACCGCCGGGCAGTCTGATGCTGGGCTTCGACCCCGACACCGGTACCGGCAATGAAAACCGCTACATCAGCCCGGAGGACCTGGCATGAGTTACGCCAGCGCCATGCACGACCGCATGCTGGCCGCCCTGGTGATCCCGTGCCGGGTGGTGGCGGTGGATTTGGCCGCCGCCCGGGTGCGGGTGTCCGACGGCGGCGGCTGGACCAGCGCCTGGGTGCGCTGGCATGCGCTGGCCGCCGGCAAGGCCCGGCACTGGCGGGCGCCGAGCCTGGACGAGCAGGGCGTGCTGGTCAGCCCCAGCGGCGAGCCGGCCCAGGGCACCTTTGTGCCGGGGCTGTACGGCAATGCCGGCAACCCGCCGGACAACCGCGATCATGTAGAGGCCTGGCATTTCGACGACGGCGGCTCGCTGAGCTACGACTGGCAGGCCGGGCGCTACGCCATCCAGTTGCCCGCCGGCAACGCCACCATCAGCGTGGCCGGCAGTGTGCTGGAGGTGAACGACGGCGCCATCACCCTGAAGGCGCCCTCGGTCACGGTCGAAGCTTCGACCATCACCCTGGCCGGCCAGGTGGCGGTCAACGGCCCGCTCACCGTCAGCGGCGACATCAACGGCGGCGGGCGGATCATCGATACCGCCGGCAACACCGCCAACCACAAGCACTAGGCAGGAGCTCGCGATGCTCAAGGATTTTCGTTGCGGCACCTGCTCGCGACTGCTTGCCCGCATGGGCGTACTGACCGAGTTGCAAATCAAGTGCCCGCGTTGCGGCACCCTGAACCATGCCAGGGCCCAGAGCCCCGAGCGATCGCCTGAGAGCGACCTGAGCGCGGCCACGGCCGCGTCCCATCCCTCGCTGCAATAGAGGCGGGGGCTGGCAAACGGCCGCAACGCGGCCCTGGCCAACCCTCGCATCACAGGAGAACGCTATGCATACCCACGAACGGGGTGCGCCCGCGTCGGGAGGTGCCCCTTGATCGGCATGGACCGCCGTACCGGGCAACCCTTGAGCGGCATTGCCCACCTGCGCCAATCCATCGAAGACATCCTCACCACCCCCCTCGGCAGCCGGCGCATGCGCCCCGACTATGGCAGCCAGCTGCGCCGCTACATCGACCTGCCGGTCAACGAAGGCTGGAAGAGCGCCGTGCAGGCCGAAGTGGCCCGCGCCCTCGGGCGTTGGGAACCGCGCCTGGCGCTGGAGCGGGTGAAGGTGGTGGCGGTGCTCGACGGCCAGGTCAGCCTGGCCCTCAACGGCCGTTACCTGGGTGACGACATGCTGGTGGAGGTGAGCGTATGAGCCAGGTCGACTTGTCGAAACTGCCCGCGCCGCAACTGCTCGAAGACCTCGACTTCGAGGAACTCTACCAGCAGGACCTGGACACCTTCCGCACGCAACTGGGCGACAGCTGGAACGCCAACCTGGAAAGCGACCCGGTGACCAAGCTGCTGGAAGTCGGCGCCTACCGCAAGCTGCTCAACCGGGCGCGTATCAACGACGCGGCCAAGGCGCTGCTGCTGGCCTACGCCCAAGGCAGCGACCTCGAGCAACTGGCCGCCAACGTCGGCCTGCAACGCCTGGTGATCCAGGCCGAAGACCTCACCGCCACACCGCCGGTCGAGGCCCTGCTGGAGCAGGACGACGCCTTGCGTGAACGGGTGCAGCTGGTCTACGAAGGCCTGACCACCGCCGGCCCGCGCAACAGCTACATCCTGCATGCCCGCAACGCCTCCGGGCAGGTGGCCGACGCCACCGCCGAAAGCCCGTCGCCGGCGGTGGTGGATGTCACCGTGCTGAGCCTGGACGGCGATGGCAGCGCCAGCGCCGAACTGGTCGCCGAGGTGGCGGCTTACCTCAACGACGACGATATCCGCCCGGTGGCTGACCGGGTGCAGGTACGCAGCGCCGAGATTCTGCCGTACCGCATCGACGCGGTGCTGCACATGGCCGGCGACGGCCCGGAATACGAGGCCATTCTGGCCGAGTGTCGGCGGCGCCTGCAGGCTTCGGTCAACCCGCGCCGGCGGCTGGGCGTCGAAGTGGCCCGCTCGGGCATCGATGCGCTGCTGCACATCGACGGCGTCAGCCGGGTCGAGCTGATCGGCTGGGCCGACCTGCAACCGAGCAAGGCCCAGGCCGCCTGGTGCACCGGCTTCGATCTTGCCCGCGGAGGCTGACATGCAAAGTCTCCTGCCGCTCAACCGCACGCCCCTCGAACGCGCCCTGGAAGTGGCCGCCGACGAGGACCTCAAGGCCGGCCTGCGCACCCTGTACAACCCCGACACCTGCCCGGCGCACCTGTTGTACCAACTGGCCTGGGCCTGGTCGGTGGACCGCTGGGACGACAACTGGAGCGAGGCGATCAAGCGCTCGGTGATCCGCTCGGCGTTCTACGTGCATGCCCACAAGGGCACCCTCGGCGCCCTGCGCCGGGTGGTCGAGCCGTTCGGTTACCTGATCGAGGTGCGCGAATGGTGGCAACTCGACCCGCTCGGGGTACCCGGCACCTTCGCCCTGAAAGTGGGGGTGGAAAACGCCGGCATCGACGAAAACACCTACCAGGAACTGAGCCGCCTGATCGAGGACGCACGCCCCGTCAGCCGCCACCTGATCGGCCTGGACATCAGCCTCGAAAGCCTGCTGCCGGCCTACCAGGCGCTGGTGGTCAGCGATGGCGAACTGCTCGAGGTATTCCCCTGGGAAGCGGCGGACATCGACGTGCACCTGGCCGCCAGCCAACGGCTGAACGACCACACACTGGACATACTGGACATCTACCTAAATGGCTAACTCAACCACTCAATTCGGTGGGTTCCTGACCAACGTCGGCACCGCCCAGCAGGCCAATACCGCCGCGCTGGGGCTGCCCTGGAACATCACCCACATGCTGATCGGCGATGCCGGCGGCGACCCTTCGCAAACCCCCGACCCCACCCCCAAACCGACCCAGAGCGCGCTGGTGCGCCAGGTGTACCGGGCGCAGCTGAACGCGCTGTACCCGTCGCCCGCCGACCCCAACGTGCTGGTGGCCGAACTGGTGCTGCCGCCCGAGATCGGCGGCTGGTGGATCCGTGAACTGGCGTTGGAGGACGCCAGCGGCAACTTCATCGCCGTGGCCATGCCCGCGCCGAGCTACAAGCCACTGCTGGCGCAGGGCTCGGGGCGTACCCAGACCATCCGCATGCACGTGGTGTTCGGCAACCTGGCCAACGTCACCCTGAAGATCGACCCGAGCATCGTGCTGGCCACCCGCGACTACGCCGACAAGGCGCGCGAAGCGGCCGAGCTGTATGCCCGCAACCAGATCAAGGCGCACGTCGAAGCCGCCGACCCGCACCCGCAGTACCTGCGCCGTGCGGATGTGGCCAAGGATGCCGGCCAACTGGCCTGGCTGGGCGCCGCCACCGGCACCGGCGATGCCCTGGTGCTCAAGCTCAAGAGCAGCGAAGCGGCGCTCGTGGCCTATGCTGCCGGCCAGCGTTTCCAGTTCCAGGCCAGTGCCGTCAACACCGGCGCCGTGACCGCGCGCATCAACAGCCTGGCCGCTGTGGCTGTGAAAAAAGCCGGCAGCGCCGGCCTGGTCGACCTGGTGGCCGGTGATATCCGCGCTGGCGCTTTGTACGACCTGAACTACGACGGCACCTACTTCCAGCTCGGTGGCGGCGTCGGCGCCGGCAAGGCGTTCGAGCGCTTCTCGTTCGAAGCTTCGGTAGGGCAGACCACCTTCAACGTGCCGCACACCATCGGCAGCACCATCGTGCTGCGCAACGGGCGTGAGGTGACCGACTACCAGGCTGACGGGCAGAAGGTCATCTTCCGTACGGCTTGTGCGTTTGGTGATTCGGTGGAGATTCTGGCGTTCAGCGCGTTTCAGTCGGCTGACAGCTACACCAAGGCTGAAATTAAGGAGTTGATGAAGACTGCTTCGGCATTGCCGGTCGGGGCCATGTTGCCGTTCCCGCGTGGCACGGTGCCGGCCGGGTTCCTGGAGGTCGATGGCGGCACGTACAGCGCAGCGGTCTATCCCGATCTGGCGGCGTACCTGGGTGGAGCATTCAACAAGGGCGATGAAGAGACGGGGTCTTTCCGCTTGCCGGATACCCGCGGTGAATTCCTGCGGGGCTGGGCGCATACCCGGGATGTGGATGCAGGGCGCGGCTTGGGCACAACTCAACTGGACGCCTTGCAAGGGCACAAGCATGGCCCGGACGCCGACCTGGGCGCGAGTGTTTTGTGGGCCACCCGCACGGGGGGTGGATATGCAATGCATCCTGGCAATACGCTGGGGAGTCTTGCGTCGGTAGGCAAGCCGGTCGCTGACGGGGTCAATGGTGAGCCCAGAACTGCTACCGAAACCCGTCCACGCAACCTGGCGGTCATGTGGTGCATCAAGGCTTGGAGTGCGCCGGTAAACCAAGGAAACATCGATGTTGCAGCGCTTGCCGCGCGTGTCGAGGTCGCGGTGCCGAAGGGCTATTGCAGTGGTTTCGTTCTGGCCTTAAATACCGCTGCACCGGCCACTACAATCGACGCGTTGCCTGGTGTTGCGCGAGGCTTGGGCGCGCCGGTGGAACTGACAGGCATTATGAGCGGTGTGCTGCAGGCGACTGGGGGGTGGTCGGCTGGGTCTGGGGGCAACAAGCTCGACACAGGTGCTCGAGCGACGAACAGCTGGTATCACGTATTTGCCATCCGCCAAGTCTCAAGCAGCCAGGCCGATCTGCTTTTCTCGCTTAGCCTGAGTGCCCCGACTGTGCCGGGGGGGTACGATCTGGTCCGCCGTATTGGATCGATAAAGACTGACGAAGCCGGCAGCATCATGGCATTCAACATGATTGATCTGGGTGGCCGTCGAAAATTCCAGTGGGTCACACCGATCATGGATGTCCGGCAGGCTTCGCAATCGACTACCTCCGTCCTTTACGCACTCTCTGTGCCTCCTGGCGTTGTAAGCGTGGCCGAGCTTAACGCGTTCGTCTATGCGAACAATGCGCTGATCTATATCAGCTCGCCAGACTCTGCCGATTTGGCGGTCTCAAACTCGGCGGTCTATACCGGCTTCACTTGCGGTTATGGGTCCGTTACCGATACCGGCATGGATTCTGGTGCCTTCCAGTTGTTTGTTCGACCGAATCTTACGGGGCAGGTCAGGTGCCGGGGGAACTTGGCGCTCACATTCTCGATTCTTTCTCTGGGCTGGGAGGAGTAGCCATGCCTTTTGTTCAACGTGATGACGCAGGGTTGATCTGTGGGCAGTTTGCTTGCTTTCAGGCTGGATTTGCCGAGGAGTGGTTGCCTAGTGACAGCTCTGAATTAACAAGGATCAGTCCATCCCAGGCTGCAGCCGATGAGCGCGTCTGGAGAGACACTGAGCTTGCCGACCAGGTTTGGCTACGTGACCGCCACCGCGACCAGCTTGAACTTGGTGTGGCCACAACGCTCAGTGCTGAGCATTTCACCGAGCTGTTGGCTTACATGCAAGCGCTGCGCGACTGGCCACAGTCCGAGGCTTTTCCAGACTCGTCGGTACGCCCCGTGGCGCCAGCATTTCTTGTAACCGCAGGAGGTGCACAATGAGCCGCGCCGATAACTTGGCCAGCAATGATAAAGCCGTGCAGGACTTCGTTCTGGATGGCGAAATTACCGAAAGCGAAATGCTGGAGGGGACTGCGTCGGGAGTAAAATGGCTGAGTTTGCGCCGTTTGCGTCTGGGTGTGAGCGCTAACCTGCAGGCAAGTGGATTTATTGCGCTACCCAGTTGGCTGGGCGGTCTGGTCATCCAATGGGCAAATATTCAGATTTATACCAATGGCGTCAATGGTGGAACCGCGACGGTTTCTCTGCCGATGGTTTTTCCTAATAGTTTTTTTGGCATGGTCGCAATAAAATCAAATACAAATCTCGTCAATGGTGCGGAGTCGGTTCAAGCTGCGCCGGCTGGACTATCTCAGGCAGTAATTAGCCTTGACTCCGCTTCGGGTAATGAAGGGGCGGGTAATCGAGGTGTATTCTACTTGGCAGTGGGGAGATAACAGTGAATAAGTATTTCTTCTGCCCGGAAACATTAGGCTTTTACCCGCAGGCTCCTTATGGTGATGCCGTTGGGAAATCTTGTATTGAACTCAGCGCCGCTGAATATCAAGCAATTGCAGGGGGGGCTGTCGTTCTCGATGGGAATGGGCGACCGACGAAAGCTGTAGAACCGCCCTTATCTCAGGAGCAGATCGTCGCGAATGAGCGAGCCTGGCGAAATGCTGAGATCAGCCACTATGAGTGGCTGGCCTCCAGGCATAGAGCTCAGTTGGACTTGGCACAAGCGACAGCCTTAACCTCTGGTCAATTCAATGAGCTGCTCATTTATTTGCAGCGTCTTCGAGATTGGCCGCAATCCGAACTCTTTCCGGAAATTGAGCATCGACCAGTTCCACCTGTCTGGCTTGTCAACGAAACCAAATAAAGCCCCGCACCGCCGGGGCTTTTTTTCACCCGCAAAACACCCCTCAAGGCCCCGCACCCTCGCGGGGCCTTTTCATATCTGAATCTGGAGCAAAACCCCTATGAGTGGATTCTTCCACGGCGTCACCGTGACCAACGTCGACACCGGTGCCCGCAGCATCGCGCTGCCGTCTTCCTCGATCATCGGCCTGGTGGACACCTTCACCGAAGGCGCTGGCGCCACCGCCAAGGCCGGCGACCTGGTGCTGATCACCAGCGAGCGTGAAGCGGTCGCGGCGTTCGGCCAGGATGCGGCCATCACCAAAGCCTGCCGCGCCATCTACACCCGCGCCAAGGCGGTCATCGTCGCCTGCGGCGTGGCCAAGCTCAGCGATGCGGCCGAGCAGACTGCGGCGATCATCGGCACCGTACAGGCCGACGGCAAGCGCACCGGCCTGCAGGCACTGCTCGACGGCAAGAGCCGTTTCAACGCCCAGCCACGCCTGCTGGTCACCCCGAAACACAGCGCCACCGACGCTGTCGGCACCGCCCTGGTGGCCCTGGCCGACAAGCTGCGCGCCATCGCCATCATCGACGGCCCCAACACCACCGACGAGGCGGCCATCGCCTACGCCGGCAACTTCGGCGCCAAGCGCGCCTTCTTGGTCGACCCGGGCGTGCGCTACTGGGACAACGACGAAGCCGCCACGGTGGACGCGCCGGGCTCGGCCTGGGTGGCCGGCCTGTTCGCCTGGACCGACCGTGAATACGGCTTCTGGGCCTCGCCTTCGAACAAGGAGTTCGTCGGTATCACCGGCACCAGCCGTGCGGTGGAGTTCCTCGATGGCGACGACACCTGCCGCGCCAACCTGCTGAACAACGCCAACATCGCCACCATCATCCGCGATGACGGCTTCCGCCTGTGGGGCAACCGCACCCTGTCCAGCGACCCGAAATGGGCCTTCGTCACCCGCGTGCGCACCATGGACATCGTCATGGACGCGATCCTCTACGGCCACAAGTGGGCCGTCGACCGCTCCATCACCGCCACCTACGTGAAGGACGTCACCGAAGGCCTGCAGGCCTTCATGCGCGACCTGAAGAACCAGGGCGCGATCATCAACTTCGAGGTCTACGCCGACCCCGAGCTGAACACTGCCAGCCAGCTGGAGCAGGGCAAGGTGTACTGGAACATCCGCTTCACCGACGTACCCCCTGCCGAAAACCCCAATTTCCGCGTCGAAGTCACCAACCAGTGGCTGACCGAAGTCCTCGATTCCGCCGCTTAAGGAGCGCATTTACATGGCAATGATTCCCGAAACACTGGCCAACCTGAACCTGTTCGTCGATGGCGTGAGCTTCCAGGGCGACGTGCCCAGCCTCACCCTGCCCAAGCTCACCCTGAAAATGGAAGAGTACCGCCCAGGCGGCATGGACATGCCGGTCGAGATGGACCAGGGCATGGAGAAGCAAGAAGCCGCCTTCACCACCACCGGCGTGCGTCGCGAGGCCCTGAAGTTCTTCGGCCTGGCCGACGGCAACGGCTTCAACGGCACTTTCCGCGGCGCCTTCAAGGGCCTCAAGGGCCAGATCAACCCGGTGGTGGTGACCCTGCGCGGCACCCTTAAAGAAATTGACATGGGCGACTGGAAGTCCGGCGACAAGGCCGAGATCAAGCACGGCGTCAGCGTCACCTACTACAAGCTGGAAGTCGACGGCCGCCTGATCTACGAGATCGACGCCATCGGCATGAAGCGGGTGATCGACGGCACCGACCAACTGGCCGCCCAGCGCGCCGCCCTGGGCTTGTAAGGAGGCTGAAAATGGCTCAAGCGAAAAAGCATCCGCAGTGGCTGAACGTCGACGCCGAGCGCGTCACCGTGCGTCTGTCGCGGCCCAGCGAGGCCAACGGCGTACAGGTCGACAGCCTGTCGCTGCGCGCGCCCACCGTGCGTGACATCCGCAACGCCCAGGCGGGCGGCGCCAAGGACGACGAGCAGCGCGAACTGAACCTGTTCGCCTCGCTTGCCGAAGTCGGCGTCAAGGACCTCGAGGGCCTGGCCCTGAAGGACTACAGCCGCCTGCAAGCCGGCTACTTTCGCCTGGTGCAGGACGACGAGCTTTGACCCTGCCCGGCAGAAGGCCGCCGCACGGCGGCTGGCCACGGAGCTGAACTTTTCCGCGAGCGAAATCATGAGCATGTCGTACCCCGACATGCTCTGGTGGCTCGCGCCGTGACAAGGAGGAACGCATGGCGAACACACAAGTGTTCACCCTCGGCGTCACCGCCAACCCCTCGCTTGGCAGCGCGCTCGACGCGCTACGCAGGCAGGTGGATGGCATCCGGCTGGGGCGGTTGATCGGCGAGGTCATCCGCCTGGGGCTGGAACTGGACAAGGTGCGTTTGGTGGAACGGCAGCTCACCACCGAACAGGCCTGGGCGCACGAGGATCAGATTGACCGGCTGCGCCGTGAAGGGGATGAGGTCGAGCGCTTGCGCAGGCGGTATCTGGCGCTTGGGCGCAAGCCGATCGAGCTGCGTTTGCTGCTTACCATTGCCAAAGCGCAAAACGGCGAGACCCCCGATTACTCGCGCGAAGCGCGTGAGGCCCGTTTGCGTGAAGGCATGCAGCCGGCGCCGAGCGAGGTGGGTGATGAGGCGCGCGGGCCTGGCTTCAATGGCGGCCAGGTGCCGATGGAGACAGCGAGTTCGGCACTCAAGGCTGGGGCACTGGCCGTGGGCGTCACCGCAGGTGCTGCCGCGACAGGCGCATTGTCCTATGTGGGCTACAAGAAATTGCCTGCCCATCTTCAGGCCAGCGTTCGCGAGTCCGCCATGGATGGTGGGCCTAAGGCTTTGGCCAAAGGATTGGTGGCGCTTCGTGAAGAAACAGGCGAAGAGAGGGCCAAAGGCGTGGGCGCCGCGTTTGGTGAACTGGCCGGCGGTGTATTGGGAACCCTGTTGGGGGCAGTGACAAAGAACGAAAAGGCCAAGAAATACGGCGGGGAGATGGGCGAGCTGATCGGCGAAAGCCTTGGCGGATCTATCGGTACCACGATTTACGGATGGTTCTCCAGCAAGCCTGAAGACAAGGTTGATACCGCCAAGGATGGCAAGGGCACCACCTCACCTACCTCTCAAGCAAAAGTAAAAGGCAGTGCTGCAGGTGAGGTTGAGGAGGAAGAGGAGGAGGAAGAAGAGGAGGAGGAGGAAGAAGAAGGGGAGGAACTGGACGAGGAGCGGCTATTTGCGCAGGAAGCGCTAGAAGCGCAGGAAGCGAAACCAGAGTCGGCAACCGGCTCTGTTTTGCTTGGGGCTACCTCGCTCGTCAGTTCGATGGGCAAGGCCGGCGCAGCCCCCGCTGGCGCATCACTGGCGCGCCGGGCCATGGGCCGCGTACCGGGCCTGTCCTTGCTCGCCACCGGCATGCAACTGGCCGACACCTACAACAGTGATGCCACGCCCGAGCAAAAGCTCGAAGGCTACGGCACGGCCGTTGGTGGTTTGGGCGGCGGCCTGGCCGGTGCCGCTGCCGGTGCGGCCATCGGCTCGGTGGTACCGGTGGTTGGCACGCTGATCGGTGGCCTGATCGGTGGCGCGCTCGGCAGCATGGGGGGGGAGAGCATCGGCGGCTTGCTCGGCAAGGCGTTGGGCTCGAGCAGCGATGACACGCCAGTTGCACCAAGCGCAGCGGTACAACCCGCAGTGATTCCTGCGGCAGCGGCGCCAGCAGTGCCAACCCCGCCTGCGCCGATCAACCAGCAGTTCAACTTCACCGCCAACATGCCGGTCACCCTCACCAACAGCCTCTCTGACCCCAGCGTACTGCAACAGCTGGAAGCCATCGCGCGCCGGCAGTTGGAGGAACTGATGCGTCAGGCCCGTTCGGTGCAACTGGCCGATACCCCACACATTGCACTCTAAAGGAGCATCCATGACCTATCTGGAGCAGCTGCAAGCCACGCTGCACGCCCTGGTCGAGGCAGGGGAGGCGGGGCGTCGACGGGTCGACGCCATGCTCGACCCGATGAACGAGGCCATCGACCACGTTCAGGGCGCGGTCACCGAGCTTGAGGGCCTGCCGGTGGTTGGCCCGATCATCGGCGCCAAGCTGCAACGCGCCATGCGCGCCATCGACCGGGCCCAGGCACGGGTGGCCAAGGTAGTGGCCAAGTACGACCAGGCGGTGGCGGTGGTGCGCCAGGTGCGCGAGCGCATCGACGCCTTCGCCGGCCACGTGGCCAAGGCCACCGCGGCGGTGCGCCGGGTGGTGGGGGAGGTGCGTGCCACGGTCAGCGGCGTGCTGCAGACCCTGGGCTTCGCCCCCGAAGCCACGCCTGCCGCCGAGGCAGTCAAACCGTTCCCGCACTTGTTGGTGCTGCAACCGCTGAAGGCGGGCGCGGCGCCGTACTACTTCAACCTCGACACCGCTGCCTTCGACCAGTTACGCCGGCAGACACGCTTTCGCTGGGCCGGGCAGGAACGCCTCGGCCGCGAGGGCGCGCAGCAGGCGGTCAGCCTGGGCGAGGAGAACATCAGTATTCGCGGTGCCATCTTCCCCGGCTTCAAGGGCGGGCTCGGCCAGTTGCAGACCTTACGCAGCATCGGTCGGCAACTGCTGCCGCTGTCGCTGACCACCGGCTACGGCGAGGTGCTCGGCAACTGGTGCCTGACCAGCATCGAGGAGGACCAGAGCCTGCTGCAGGCCGGCGGCATTCCACGCAAACAAGGCTTTTCACTGGAGTTCGTAAGCTATGGCCAGGACCTGCAAAACCTCTGAGGGCGACGTGCTCGACACCCTCTGCCAGCACTACTACGGGCACCTTGCCGGCACCGTCGAGGCGGTGCTGGATGCCAACCAGGGCCTGGCGGACGAAGCGCAGCCGTTTCGCGCCGGGGTGATGATCGTGCTGCCGGAGCTGCCGGTGCCGGCCAGCGACACCCTTCAACTATGGGACTGACAAATATGGGAGTGACGAAGGAGGCGCAGCCATGAAACCTGTATTCAGCATCCAGGCCGACGGCAAGGACATCACCGCGCTGATCAACGACCGCCTGCTGCTGATGCGCACCACCGACAAGCCGGGCCTGGAAGCAGACGAGTTCGAACTGCGCATCGATGCCCGCGACGGCGCCCTGGCGCTGCCAGCCCGTGGCGCACTGCTGGCGGTGCACCTGGGTTACGCCGGGCAGGCGTTGAGCCTGCTCGGGCGTTACACCGTCGATGAGGTCGAGCTGTCCGGCCCGCCGGACACCCTGGTGATCCGCGGCAAGGCCAGCGACTTGCGTGGCTCGGGCAAGACCATCCGCAGCGGCAGTTGGGAGGGCGCCACCCTGCAACGCATCGTCGCCGACCTGGCCGCGCGCAACGGCTGGCAGGCGGTGTGCCCGGTGGCCACGGTGATACCGCGCATCGACCAGTACGGCGAGTCGGACTTCAACTTCATCACCCGCGTCGCCCGCCAGTACGACTGCACCGCCAAGCTCGCCAACGGCCAGCTGCTGGTGCTGCCTCGCCAGGCAGGCAAAAGCGCCAGCGGCCAGGCGCTGGGGGTGGTGACGCTCAAGCGCGACGAGGTCAGCCAGTGGCAGTTTCGCCTGGCCGACCGCACCACCCACAAGGCCGTGCGCACCCGCCACCAGGACAGCGCCAGTGGCCGCCTGCAGGCGGTCGAGCTGGGCAACGAGCAAGCGCCGGACGGCCTGCAGCCGGTGTACACCGACCGCCACCTGTACCCCAATCGCGCTGCCGCCGAACAAGCGGCCCGCGCGCGTCTGGCCAGCTTCAACCGCGACACCGCCAGCGTGCGCCTGGACCTGCCCGGGCGCACCGACCTGTTCGCCGAGCGCAGCATCGAGGTGCGCGGCTTCATGGCCGGGCTGGACGGCGCGTACCTGATCGAGTCGGTGGAGCAGGTGTTCACCAGCAGCGGTTGGCGCACCACCGTGCAATGCAACGGCGGCCAGCAGGGCAAGGCCCGGGCCAAGGGCAGCGCGACGCGCCAGGCAGGCACGCTCAAGGCCAAAGGTTGAGGCTGTGCGGTCGGCGTTTCCCGGTGCTGCTACCTACATGCGTTTCTTATGGTGGGTGCGGGTATCAGGGCCGTTTGTTCATCTGCAATGAAAGCCTCGCGCTTCAACCCATCGCCCTGAGCGACCCCGCCGGCGGCTGCGGCCGCCGTTCGACCAGACAGCAAAGGAGCTTGCACCCCATGGTGCTGACCGCCAGGCAACTGAGTGACATCTACCCCCTCGCCGGCCAACGGGTCGCGGCGTTTCTGCCCGCGCTCAACGAGGCCATGGCCCGTTGGGAAATCGACCACCCCAAGCGCGCCGCGGCGTTTCTCGCCCAGGTCGGCCACGAGTCCGGCCAGCTGCGCTACGTCAAGGAGCTGGGCGGCGAACGCTACCTGGCCCGCTACGATACCGGCAGCCTGGCCCGACGCCTGGGCAATACGCCAGAGGCCGACGGCGACGGCCAGCTGTATTGCGGCCGTGGCCTGATCCAGGTGACCGGGCGCAACAACTACCAGGCTTGCAGCCGCGCGCTGTTCGGCGACGAACGCCTGCTGGCGCAGCCGCAAATGCTCGAACAGCCGCGTTGGGCGTGCGAGTCGGCGGCCTGGTTCTGGCAGTCGCGCGGGCTCAACGCGCTGGCCGACCAGGGTGAGTTCAACCGCATTACCCGGCACATCAATGGCGGGTTGAACGGGCTGACCGAGCGCCTGCAGCTGTGGGCGCGGGCGCGGGAGGTGCTGTGCTGAACCGCTGGCAGCTCGGCCTGTGCCTGGCGCTGATTGCCCTGGCCGCGGCGCTGGCCTGGCAAGCCCAGGCCTGGCGCTACGGGCGGCTGCTGGCCGGGCAGGAGCAGGCCCTGGTGCAGCAGCGTCTGGACCAGGCCGAGGCGCTGCACAACCTGCTGCTGGCCGAGCGCGAGCAGCGCCTTTCGTTGGAGCAGCGCCTGCAGGACAGTGAGGCGCAACATTTCAAGGAGCTTACCGATGCCCAGGATGCCCAGGCTCGCCTGCGTGATCGCCTTGCTACTAGCGACCTGCGGTTGTCGGTCCTGGTCGAGCGCAGCGCCGGTTGCGCCGCAGTGCCTGCCGCCACCGGCGCCGGCGGCGTGGATGATGGCCCCGTACGTGCCCGACTTGACCCGTCGCATGCTCGAAGAATTATCGCCATCACCGACGCAGGCGACCGGGGGCTGATTGCCCTGCGCGCCTGCCAGGACTATGTGCGAGCGCTGGCACCGTGA